AAATCCTTCGCGCCATCGAAGTCATACACAAAACATCGCGTAGGCGTATTCAGGCAGAAGAATGTGTGATCCTCATCCGAATAAGCGCTCGCCATAATGTCAGCGGCGTCTGTGTCCTTCAGCATCCGAACCACGGCAGGATTTGAAATCTTCTGTGCGCTCACTCCTGAGAGGATTCGCACGTTGTTTTTATTGTCCACAAAGACAACTGCATCTTCCATAGCCAAGGCGCCATCTCGCGCCCTTACGCCATAAGGAACAACCGTAGAGCTACGGCTAATCGGGTCTGTCGTGCTGGCGCCATCAGCATACCAAGGCTCAATTGTCTCATCACCGCAGAGATATGCGATAGAGCCAAGGACCACGACCGCCTTGAGGTTATCCGGCGCCGCCTCCGCGGTGTAGAAGTTCAGGCCATTAATATTATCAATGTCCAAGACTTCTGTGTAATGCCACTTGCCATCATCGGCCGTCATCAAAATGCGCTGATTAAGCGTTGCAATCGATGTGATGTTGCTTGGAAAGTCCGTATCACCCGCAACAGCCACAGTAGAGCCGTCAGAGACGTAAACAGAGCCTCCTGAGAGAATTGCTAGCTCAGTCTGCGTGAAAGCCATCTGAGCACGGTCTGTGCCGCTCACAGTGCCCGTAATCACCCCAAACACACCCGTTGATAGGTTCCACGTCCGTAAAGTTGTCCCATCAAGGATCAAAATCAAACCACTAGCAAAGCTGTCTGACTGACCCATAGCGCGAATACTGCCCGTGATGACGTTGCCTGTATCGCGGTCAACGCTTCCCGGCGTCGTCTCAAGCTTAACCGCCCGCATGGGGTCGCCCTCAGTCTCGGCGACGTACATGTTAAGCAAGATGCGCTCAGACATGCCGGCCTCATCACGCTCAAAGTGTTTGGAGCTAAGTTGAGCGCGAGGCATTAGATGTGAGATGCTCGCGTTGGTCGGGCCTTATAGGGCTCGCTAGATAGGGCGGAGAGCTTATTCCAAGCCCCGTCCTCTTTGGCCTCATATCGAGCTTCCTCACCCTGGCTCACAAACTTACCGCAAACGCGAGCGGCAATCAGCTTGGCCAAAGGGTCCATGAAGATTTCCTCAATAGCGTCAGAGCGCCAGCCCGTGATGACGCCTTTACGCTCCACCTCAGGCATGACCTCTTCGATCTTTCGGAGCACAACCGCCTGGTCATCGGCCTCAACAGCCTCTTCACCAATGCGGACTTGAAGCTCCTCAAGAACGGACACAGCTAGCTCAGTCTTGGTCTTGCTCACGGTCCACCAGAGCCCCGAGGATTACCTCGTCTGCTTCGCCCAAATTCTCTACCGATTGACCTTCAGGCAAAATCGCATTTGCCCAGCGCTTGCGTGTAGAGTGGTGAGCCGTTGACCAATCGTCTTCAGCGTCGATTTCAGCAAACACTTCTTCAAGTGAGCTTTCGCTGTCATCGTCTTCAGTGTAATCAGCAGGCGCTTCGGGCTCCGCCACTGGGGCGCCCTGACCAAGCTGCGCACGCAACTCCTGATTTTCACTAACCAGTAGCGCGTTTGTGGTCTCAAGCTCCTCAATTCGAGCCGTCTGAGCCGCAATGATTTGATCAAGATCAGGATCATAAGGCGCATCGCCATAATCGACGTCAGACCCGCCCTGTTCTTCAAACTGCGGATTTCCTGAAAGCCCGTTAGCGAGCGCTTCGTCAAGAACCGTCACTGGACCTCCGTTCAGCTCGAATGTAAGCCCCCGGACCGTAATTTGGTCCGGGGAACTCTCATCCTTGCCGACATAAATAAATGCCTTTGGCATGGTTTCTCCTTATAGGACTGCGGCCGCGAAGCCGGTAATCATCCCGCGTTGCTCGCCGCCGTCGAACAGTTTTTCAATTGACCACTGCTCTTCGACGCCAACGCCGCGCAAGAATTGATAGTCTGTGTTGTCAGACTTGGTATAACGGTACTTCTGACCCATGGCCCAACCGAGCGATTGGGCGCCACAGAAGTACATCGGCTCAACATCAATACCCGCGCCACCAACGCCAGCATAAGGCTGGATCGTAGGCTCTTCACAGATCATGACGCCATGGTAAATCAGGTCACCATCTTGGAAGATTGGGTGATCTTCAACGCCGCGAATGCGAGCATCGGTGTTATATTTCTTCATGTCCTCATCGTTGGAGATTTCCTCAAAGGATTGCTCACCAACGAAAAGCTTGAAGAACTCACGCCCCTTGCTGTCATTCTCTGTACTGATCGGACGCATCGGCAACTTGCCGTTGACCTTCCAAGTATCAGAACGAGCCATTCGCTTCAGGCGATCAATGAACGCACAAGAAAGCGTGTCTGCCGCAACAACATTAGCGAGTGACGCAGACATATCGCCGGTCGTGAGCTTCGACGTTGCACCGCCGAAAAGAAGCCGGCGAGCATTGTTGGTCACGAACGTATCGCGCTGCGCTTCTGTCGCCTCTGAATAAGTGACTTGCTGAGTGTGCGCGTTACCAGTTGCGTTATCAGCATCACCCTCATTGTAGGCTGTCTCATCAATCGCAACCACGTCCATGGCGTCCACAATGTCCGCATAAACGTTATTCTGCATCCAGCGGCGCAATTCGCGGCGTTGAATACCGTATTGATTGGTGAAGGCCTTCTTGGCTTCAGACTTTTTAATCTTAACCGCTTCACGATGCCAAATAGGCTTCAGAGTGGTCTTGCGCTGACCAAATGTCGCTTCATTGCCCTCAAGGGTTTGAACACCCTTTTTGGTGCGTCCGAGCGCATCGGTGAAGGCAATATTGACATACTCGCCCTCTTCCATCAGCGAGTCTTCGCGCTGAATCATAGAGAACGGGTCTTTGCCGACCATCTTCGCATAGCGATGCTGGCGATTATACTGCTCATAGTCTTTCGAGCGGTATTTTTGCAGAATAAGGTCTGCGGCCGTTGATTGTAGGGCCATTGTTTTCCTCTAAGGCTCTATCGCCCCCAGAGGTTTGACTCCGCATCTTCCATAGTGTGCTGAGCGCTACCGCCTGACATGGCGCTAGGCGTGTTCGCAACACGTGGTGGAAGGTTTGGGGCATTCTGGGGGGCAGAAGGCGCTCCCTGGCCTTGAGGCTGCTGCATCTCGGCCAAAAGCTCTTCCTTTAGCTTCTGTTTGTATGCCTCGGGATCGTCACCAATCTCGCTCACAAGCTTTTGCTGCTTGTACCAGCTCATCATCTGGCCCCACGGGTGAGCCGTCTGCTTGAACTGTGATAACAGCATGTCTTTTTGAGGGTGCTGTTGCAGGGCAGAAAAGGCCTCATTTACGGCCTCATCGCCAAGCGACTGTCGCACCATCGTTTCAGACATGTTTAGCTGAGTGTTCTCAACCATCGCTGCCTGCTGGCTAGCGATATAGTTGTGATACCCAGCCGGATCTGTCGCGGGATTAGGAATCTGCGGCTGCTGCACTCGCTGCGGGGCGGGCTGAGGCGCAGGCTGCGCGTCTATTCGCCCTTTTAGCTGGTTCAGCTCGTCGCGTAGACTTTGACGCTTTTTCCGTTCATCCTTGATTGCCGCAATTGCAGCAGCAGGAAGACCGGTTAAGCCCTCATCATCACCGGCTTGCGCCTGAGATTGCTGCTCTTCTTGCTTCGGAGCATCAACAGGCTTTTCAAACCCGTCTTCTGGCTCCGCTTCAATCACAACAACATCATCAGCGTCCATCTCTTCCAATGGTTTGCCGTTGAATATACGGTCATCTGCGTCGTCAAATTCCTTATTGGTGTCTTTTCCTTCAGACATAAGTTCTCCATTCGCCCTTAGAGTTGGCGGCACTTTCATCGCCCGTGACCCGGCGTCGGCATAAGTTTAGAAAAACGCCCGTTAGCGACGGCGGCTCGCATTCATCGAGGCTGTTGAGGCCTCTGCATTGACGCAGCTAGCTTTGCTGCCTCAAATCTCTCTTTCTGCTGTAACTCAGCAGGTTTAAGCTGTGTCTCTGAGCGTATCTTCTCAGTCTCAGCTATTGTCTTCTCAGTCTCAGCGGCCTTGTCGCGCATTTCGAGCGCAACGGCCTGCTGCTGCATTGGATCGGGCTGAGGTGGCTGTTGCATCTGCTCAACCATCTGCTCAAGCTCTTTCTTGTCCTTGAGATCAGACGCCCGAATAAGGATTTTCGTGAGCCATGGCGGCGCACTAGCGAGAACGGGAGCGGCCTCAACCAGCTTAGCATACTGCTCCTGCTGAAGCATCGCGACCTCTGGCATTGCCTTCACAACAATATCAACGTCAAGCTCTGCCATGTTATTGCGGGTGCTGACCTGTTGCCCCCAGGGGTCAAAAACAGGCTCATTGATCGCCACAAACCGCGTTACGTCTGCGCCATTATCTTCCTCAACAATTCGCAAATAGTCCGGCTCACGCCAAAACTGACGGGCGCGCCAAAACATGTGCCGGTATACGTTTTCTTTCCACTGGCGATGAAGATCGAACACGTCATGCTCTTCTGTCATGCCGGCGTCTCGCTGAACCTCGCCAGCACGGCCAGATTGTGATGCAGCCTGACGACCAATCAACGCCTCATTGGGGCTCTGCACACCGATTTCATTCTCTGCCATGCCAAGAAGCGAGCCAAAAATACTCACATCCTCAGCCGATTCAATGAAGCCCCAGTCTTCACCCATAGTCATGCCGGGATTGACGGTCACATGACCATCAACCTTGGCCATTTCGGTCTTTGTTTCTTCAACGTCCTTAAACGCGCCCTCGTTGCCCCATGTGCGCCGGTTATTGGCGTAGTGCCACATCTTCGCGCGGTAGTGGTTCAGCTCGCGCTGCGGGCCGATAATGTCTCTCAGCTCGCCATAGCAACGGTTTTCGCGGTCCTTGTAACAAGCCTGCGCCACAATCCCACAAATCGGCTCATCCTTATCATCCACCCAAGGGCTAATCTCATCATAAAGATCCGCATTGCCCGCAAAGTGAGACAGGCGCCAAATGCCGTTCGCTTCCTTGTAGTACATGACCACAATGCGAACACGCTTGCGGCCCGCATGGCGTGATGTCCAAAGCCCGGTAGGTTTGTCCTCATACTCTGCTGCGACCTGAGAGCTAGAAACCGTCTCCGTCAACGCCGATGCCTGCTCTGGGTATTTCTTCTTAGCTACATCCAGGTCAAACCACTTCGCATAGCCCAAATAAGCCGCATCGGAGAAGTTACCCTTCTTACTCCGCGGATCATAAAAGAACTCGTCATAGCGAACGTCATCAAGCTCAATGTCTTTGCCAGATGCGACAATCTCAATTGCCTCGATGCCCGGCACCGTGAGGTCAACAAATGCCTCTGAAGCCAGCGCATCAAAATGCGTCTTGTCATCCAGTGCATTCAGAACATCAGTGGCGACCTCTGACATGCCCTCCATGTTTGGCTTGCGCGGGTATGTCTTAGGATCAGTGCGGCCGCGCTGCTCCATGCCTTTGAGCGTCTTAATCTTCTTCTTGCAGCGGTTGTGTGTGTAGAGCGGCTGGCCACGCTCACCAAGCAAGGCCTTCTCTTCCTTGCTCCACTGATCATCATCGAAGTTGTGATAAAAATCCTCATCACGAAAAGCCAGTAGGCGCGGAGTCTCAAGGGCGTCTTCTGCCTCTTGGAACATCTGCTTTTTCTTGGTGAGCGAGAATGCCTCGGACTCCGGCCCCTGTTCCTGCCATGGCCCTTGAACCACGTTAGGCTGCTCCTGGTAAGCTACCTCCATCCGACACGACCTCTCGTCTTAGGAGCACTGTAGCCCGTTTTCTTCTTATTCGCGGCTTTCACCACGTGCTGCATGGCCGGATGAGCCTCATCGATCGCTCGGCCTATCGTGCCCAGAGCATCAACAAAGTCGTCATGCTTCCCCGCAGGAAAAGCGATAAGCTGATCTAGCATTCGGTCTCCCTCCGGTCCTTCTGGTAAGCTTACAAGGCCCATTGCCGCACGGGCCTGCAAAGCCCTGGCTCTAGTTGCCTTGTCATGAATGCTTGGCACCCATTCGATGCGCCCATACACTTTGCGCTCAATCATTCGGCGCTTCAGAGCGGGCTCAACAGCCTTCTGAATCACACCAGCCTCGCCAAACCAGCAAAAGGTCTTGTGCTTTTGAATAAGGTCTAGCTTTGCATCCACCCAAACGTCTGCGGTGGCCTGTTTGTGCCAACTGTCATCACTGACATAAATTACGCCTTCGGGATCAATCCCAACTAGGCAGTGCTCCGTATAGTCGCCCTTATCCTCTGAGACGGCATAGTCACTTGAGCCATACTTAAAGACATTATCCGGCAACGCCTTGTGGCGACGAAACCAAGCGCGCTTAAAAAATGTACCCTCATCTGGGCTTGGCTGTTGCTGATAAAGAGCTGACCAATCTCTAGGGCCAATCGCCCGCTGAATACGCTCCAAGGCCTTCACATCATATCGACTGGGCCAAAGCGCCTTTCCGTCATTGTTGATTGCAGGCAAATCAAGTTGAAAGTACTCGTCTCCACCCTCGCCCATCTTTTCAAGCAATCGGCCGGCAAGGTCATCCTCATGCCACCGGGTTTGCACAACAATGACGGCCCCTCCGGGCATCAATCGAGTATACGCTGTTGACGTAAACCAATTCCAGACATTCTCGCGCTGTAGCTCGCTGTCCGCCTCAGCCCTATCCTTTAGCGGGTCATCGATTATGAGTAGATCAGCACCGCGACCTGTTACCGCTGTTCCAACACCCGCAGCGACATAAGCGCCATCAGCGTTGGTATTCCACCGATCCGCCGCCTTACTGTCTGGGGCTAGCCTCGTCTTGAACACATTCGCGTAGCGACTTCCGTTCACAATGTTACGAACTGAGCGACCAAAATCCCTCGCGAGATCGCTATTGTATGAAGCCGTAATGACTTGACCCTTAGGGTGACGACCAAGCCACCAGGCGGGAAACCGCTTAGTGACCAGCTCAGACTTTCCATGCCGCGGAGGCATCGTAACCATGAGGCGGTCTATTTGCCCTGCCTCCACAGCCTCTAGCGTCTCAGCTATCAGCTTGTGGTGTGGCGCCGCCTCGTATTCCGGAAACGTGTACTCAGTGAACGCTAGAAGACTTTGGCGTGATTTCTCCCGCTTCATCTTCTCGGCCTTCAGCGCTTGCAATAAGCGCGTCGATTTCGCCGTCATCCAGATCTTCCAAGGCGCGCTTACGCGTCACCTCTGTTTTATTCACCACTAAGCCGTGTAGTTTGGCCTTACTCATAGACGCTTGAATGGCTGCGCTGGCCTGGTCATTTTCCCGTGCCAATTCGCGATCCTCATCAAGCTCTCTTGTGATACTCTCCACCGTAACCTTAGTACGCTCAGCAACTTCAGCTTGAAGTTCCATAACCCTCATGGCGACACCATGGTTAGAGAGAACCTTGCTTGCCTCGTTCCAGATAACTTTTGGCTGAGACTTGGCGGCGTCGTATGCGTGGCGATAAGCCTCACTGGCGTTACCGCATTCAACATACTTCAGCGCGAATGCCTCTTGCTTGGGTGTCAGCTTGTCACTCACCACACAACTCCTGACTGAGGATAATCATGGCGAGGTTGATCTTGTTTCACGTCTACCATGATCTTTAACTCTTTGACTTGTCCTGCTGTCGTTGTGATGCGGTGCTCCAAGTAACCATTGTAACGGCTGTTCAGGAGGAATGATGCTGTTGTTGTCGTGTTTGCCGCGTTAGAGACTGTCGTCAATGTGGCTTCGTTTGTGACGCTCGCAATCGTGTCCGTGCCAAGCCATTCAGACCAATCGACGGACACGCTTAGCTTCTCATCCTCATCTAAATACAAAACAGGGTGCTGCCCAGATTGGCCTAAGCCTCTCGTGACAACCTTTCCCTGCTCCAGAACGTAGATGGTGCGGTCTGTCATCGCTTGCGGAAAGTCGCTGTAATGTTAGGCGAGCCAGTGCAGAGGATTTGCCATGTTCCCGCACCTCTAATCTCAAGAGTCTTGCTTTCAGTGAACTCGGCCGCGCCAGACTGATAGTCTAGCGTTATAAAGCCTGTTGCCTCATCCAGCTTCTTTTGCAGTGCAGCAGTCCCGGCATCGCGCTTAATGGCAACATCCGCGACCTCACCGGTATTCAAATAAAACGGACCAATGGTGCCGTTCTCGCTCGTTACTGTGCTCGAAACAGGCTCGCTCATCACCCACCTCCTCTCAAAAAATAAACCAACGCAACGAAAGCCAGAAGCGGCAGTATCGTAAGTGCCAAGTAACGGTTCTTTTCGTGCTCACTCATGGCGCCAGCCTCTGAAACACGCGGTGGCTGAAGTCTGCCTGATGACGCATCTGATAGACGTGGCATTCGCCATGCTGGCGTGTGAAATCATACTGAGCTTTGCTGACTGACTCAGGGTGCGGCAGGTACATCGTAATGTGTCCCGTGCTATCCATTGTTACGCATTCAGCAGCGGGGACTTTGCAAGCTTGCCACATGCCGGCAAGATCAGTGTGCTTGAGTTCGTATGTTAGACCGGTCGCGTTGCACCACTCTGGGGCGTAGCCATTACCTAGAGCGAAACCTGTTACTCCTGCATCCATGACCGCCAGGGACATACAAGACGATAGAGATAGAGCTGCAAGAGGTGCGGATGCTTTAAGAAGCAAGCGCATAGCCTACAGGCTCCATAGCTTTAGCAAGAGCAGCTTCGGCTAGCTCTATGTTTTCGGTGGTGTTGGGGGCGACCACTAGGCCGACAATGTCATAATCCGTATTGAATGCGTCTGACGCACCATAGAAGCCGAGGACAATATCTGCCCAGCTTGACAAGTCGGCGCCGACAAACGTCGCGATGTGCCATTGCCCGTCAGCCGCTGACGCATGGAGAGCGTCCCTAGTAGCGAATGCCGAGGCAACGCCGTCCAACCTAATACTAGGCGAGCCCGAGCCGTTTGCCGCAACATTTGTAGACGAAGACCCGTCTTGGATTGCGCCCAGCCATCTTGATTGACTGTCGCTACTTACCAAAAGACCCGTCGTATCACTCGTTCTAAACGCGATGGAGACCAACATGTCATCCATCCAGTCAGAGCCTACGGATTGATAGTCGGTTGCGGTTGAGCCGGTTTCGAGTTGGGCTCGGCGAACATCAACGCCCTTGGCTGCATCGCCCGTGTAAACATTCGCGAGGGCTTCTGTTAGCTGCACTCTGGCACGGTTTGCGCCGCTGTTTGAAGTCATGACTATTCTGACCCAACCGTCAGATAAGACTTCGGAGCTTGAGGCTATGATTGCGCTGCCTGTCGAAGAGATAGTGTCCGACGAAAACGTGTAAACTAAACCGTAAGTGCCGCTCACGGTGCCTAGCAAAACACGAATTTGGTCGCGCTCCACCGCCTTAACTTCGACGGATAAAGTCACGTTGCCCGTTTCAGAAACAACAGTCTCTATAAAATGTTCGCCAGAAGTGGCGGTCTCTCGCACAGTGTCAGAGGCGGTTGTTACGTTGGTTCGAGCCCAAACCCCATTGCTGAAATCCTCTGTATAGGTCAGCAAGTTCCGCCGTGCTGGCAGGGCCATCGTTAGAGCATCGTCTATGCCGTTAATTTCAACATAATACACGCCGCTCGATTGGCGGAGCGTGGGGCCTGTGCCTGATGCCACTGCATCGTTACCGGCAGCGGTTCTATCAGAGATAGTCAGCCCCGTGAGACTAGACCCCACAGAAGGACTCCCAAAGCGGGCCGGGTTATAATACTCGTGCCACGCAACAAGATTGCCCGCTAGACGCTCAGCCTCCAAGGCGTCATCTAGTTTTTGCTCAGGCGTCTTAACCGCACCACCGCCCATTACGCTAATCGCTACGGCGCTTACAGCAGAAGTAACAGGAGAGCGGACAACTGACATTAGCCGTTATCTCTCCGGGCGCGCTTCCAAAGCATAGCTGAAGCAACAGAGCCAGCAGCAACACAAACCCAAAGCTTAGGATCTGCGAGCAATTCAACGCGGCCCGCTAAAAGCATGCTTCCTGCAAATACAAGAACACCGCCGCCAGCAGTGCCCAGAATGTCGCCTGTGAAATCACGGGTCCAGCCCGTTACCTCAGCAACGGCGCCTACAATAACGCTTGAAGCCATAGTCTTACTCCTGAACTAAAAAGGGATTACCCGGCAGCGAAGCGCCAAATAACGTGGGGGACGTAA